TTTAATGGTTCAGATGATTCATACAATGAGTGAGAATGGTATTGCTGTTAGTGATAAAACTTTCATTCGTGATATGGCCATGCTCATTGAGTTGGTTAAGGGTTCTATTTACAGGGATATGGAAATGGATCATCCAACACATAAGTTTGTGGATGAGTTTGTTGATATTATGGAATCTGGTGACACATATAATACAGAGGTTGATTTTGATACTATTGTTAAACTTGCTAATATATTAGAGGAAGATAATGACCCAGAAATTTCATGAACCATTTAGTCCAACAATCCTAGAAACTACTGTACCGGATAGGTTTGTAAGAGTTGTAAATGATGTGGCCGATAGTGTTCTCTCTAGTGAAAAAAGGAGTCAACAGTGGGATTGGTCACATAAGCTTGTTGGTAAAGTGAATAAAGAAATTCTAATTCCTGTCACTGATCCAGCTGATAAAATATTCTTGTCTAAAATTATCAAACAGGGTTGTCTTGATTATCTAAATCACCACATTGATAAGAAAAGAAATAACCCTTGGACTCGAATGGGTACTGGAAAGAAACCAACTATCGACAATATTCATCTGTCTCACAGCTGGGTAGTTAGTCAATATGCTGGTGACTTCAATCCAATGCACCACCACAATGGAGACTTCTCTGGTGGTATATATCTCAAGGTGCCAGAGGGTATGAATGATGAGTGGGAAGAAGATTTTCAAGATCATTATCCTGCAAGGGGATTGATAGAATATTCATTTGGTGAAAACCAATCATTTCGGTCTGACAATTTAAAATTCAAACCAGAAGTGGGAAAGTTTCTAGTATTCCCCTCTTGGTTGAAACATCTTGTGTATCCCTTCTCTGTAGAAGGCGAACGCCGCATGATGAGTTTCAATGCAACACTTATAAATAAGTAGAACGAAAGAATAATTATGATATTAGTTGACATGAACCAGATTTCAGTTGCATCCGTAATGATGCATCTGCACATGACAAAGCAGACTAAACCCGATGAGGATATGGTTCGCCATATGATCCTCAATTCACTACGCATGTATCGCATGAGGTTCTGTGATGAGTATGGTGAGCTGGTTCTCTGCTATGACTCAAAACACTACTGGCGTCGAGACTATTACCCTGAGTACAAGCACAACCGTAAGAAGGGTAGAGAAAAATCCACAAATGATTGGGATGCCATCTTCGAAGTGCTGAACGCAGTCAAGGCAGAACTGAAAGAGTTCTTCCCATACAAATTTCTAGAGGTCTATGGCGCAGAAGCTGATGACATCATTGCTGCCCTATGTGGTGAGTTGGAGTTTGACAACGGTGAGACACTAATCTTGTCTGGTGACAAGGACTTCATCCAGTTACAGAAATATCGTAACGTCACACAATACAGCCCAATCACTAAGAAATTTATCAATGGTGTTGACCCAGATATTTATCTGAGTGAGCATGTTCTAAAGGGTGACAGCAGTGATGGTGTTCCTAATGTGCTATCCCCAGATAATACCTTTGTAGATGGTCTTCGTCAGAAACCCCTAAGTAAGAAGAAGATTGCTACGATGGTTGAGGGGGTATTTCCGAATGATGAGGTCAAGCGCAATTACCAAAGAAACAAGACGCTGATTGATTTGAAAGAATCACCGCCTGAGTTATTTTTGGAATGTATTAAAGAATATAATGAGTCGCCAAATGGTGACCGTAGCAAACTACTAAATTATTTTACACAAAAGAGGTTACGCAACCTCGTTGAATCGATAGGAGAATTTTAATGGTAATCGACACATACACACTAGGTTTTGCAGAAATCTTAACCAAGGTTTCCAAAATTAAAACAAAGAAGGAAAAGGTTACTTTTCTGAAACATTATCAGACAGATGCTCTTCGCATGGTCTGCAAGGCATCCTTTGACCCTAAAATTGTTTGGGAACTACCAGAAGGCGATGTTCCTTATAATCAAAATGATGCACCAGAGGGAACAGAACATACTCTATTGTCGCACGAATCCAGAAAGTTGTATCATTTCATCAAGGGTGGTAATCCTACTTTAAGTCGAAACAAACGTGAGATGATGTTTGTTCAGATGCTTGAAGGACTCCATAAGGATGAAGCAGAACTTTTGATTGCCGCAAAGAATAAGGTTCTGCATCAAAAATACAAGGGTTTATCTGATAATGTGGTCAAGGAAGCATTTGATTGGGATGATAATTATGTCCGAATCGAAGGTGCCACTTATCCTCAGTCTAAGGGACTAGCCGCAGGATAACTTTTTTTGAGTTTCCTTTAAAATCAATGACTTAGCATGTACGATTTTTGTTGACAATCCCTGTTCTATGGTCTATACTAAGGTATAATGAGAAAACAGAGAGAGATTGATATGAAAAACGAAATGAACACCCTGATTGAGAACATCAAAGAAGATTATCTTACTTGGACCACTGGTTGCGCCTATGCCAAAGTTGGCGGCACTGGTGAATTGGACGACATCAATAAGAAGATGATTGCTAGGTTCAACGAGAAAATCACCTACAAGACGGGTTCCAAATACATCAAGGTATTCAACGAAGGTGGTAGTGTTTGGGGTTTCGTTGTCAACACCGACAACGACAAGAAGTTCAAGAAGGGCGACATTCTGAAAGCCGCTAGTTGGGCTTCTCCTGCTCGAAACGCTGCTCGGGGTAACATCTTCGATGGTGGTTACACCATCAACTGGACTGGCCCCCTTTACTTAATATAGGAGATTGATTATGAAGAAGATTGCAACAATCGCTATTGAAACCATGTTTATGTTAACTCTATTTGCGGCGGGGTGGTTTGCCCTCGTCGTACTTTAGGGGTTGAGATATGAACTACATCAATGTTATAGGTTCCACGAAGAAGAAAAGGGCACTTGTTGAGAGCGCCGTTATTTTCTGCATCAGTGAGTTGATGCCTCGTATGCGAACCCTTGAGATTGAACTTAACCTCAAAAACATTAAAAATGAAGAGGTTGTTGGTTGGTGTTACGAAGGTGAAAATAAACGAGACTTCTACATTGACATTGATAAATCCTTTGATAATGAAGAACTGGTTGAGACTGTGTGTCATGAAATGGTTCATGTATGGCAGGCTGCCACACGCAAGATGAAAGACCTTGATGGATTTCGTAAGATGTACATGGGCAAGGTCTATGATGAGACGACTGCATACGATGATGAACCTTGGGAGATTGAGGCATACGCCATGCAGGGTGAACTGTTGGAAAAATTTAAAGAGGAATATGTGATATGAGTAAGATGAATAACTGGATGATGGACATCGAAGATTTCTGTAATGGATACTTTTATGATAATCATTCCGATGGCAACAGCTTCACCATGAAGGAGGATGACTTCACTATCGAAGAGGTGGTTGAGGATGTTGGGATGTACTTCAAGAGCAACGAAGCAACTAAGTACGCCAAACAGTATCTCATCACACAAATGGGTGAGATGTAATGAATCCACTTGAAGCAGCAATTATTGGAATTATGATTGTAATCCCTCAATCACAATTACCAAACACACCTGACAGGTCTGCTGAGTGTCTCGCACTTAACATGTATCATGAGGCAAGAGGTCAGGGTATTGCAGGAGAGCTTGCTGTTACCGCTGTCGTATTGAACCGTGTTAATGATAAAAGATACCCTAATACCGTCTGTGAGGTGGTAGAACAGGGGCCTACACGAGCATCATGGCAAGACCCGAAGATTAGGTTCCCTGTTAAAAATAGGTGTCAGTTCAGCTGGTTCTGTGACGGCAAGAGTGATACGCCTCGTAATAAAAAGATATATAATAGGATGTATGGTCTTGCAGACGCAATTTTGGACAATGAGATTTCCTTCCTAGATATCACTGGTGGTGCAACGCATTATCATGCAGACTATGTGTCACCCGCATGGGCAAAGACTAAGACGAAGACTGTAGAGATACAGGATCATATATTTTATAGATGGGAAAAATGAGTCACTTTAGATTTATTGAGAAGAACATTGACGTAAGTGATATTCTCGCTGATATCAAGGATGAGGATTGGGCTATAGCAGGATCACTACAAGGTGCTGCTGGAGATACGAAACCGTATGGATTCCTACCCCTCACAATGGCCGCAGTGAAGAACGCTGATGATGACCCGAAGAAAACTGAGTTACAACAGAACACTCCTATGTACTACCGTTATCCCGGTATCAGAAAATGGTTGAAGTCTTATAGGTTACATCGACATTCACGGGCAGCGTTCTTTAGATTGAAGCCGGGTGAGACATTGGGGAAACATATTGATGAGGGTGACTACTACCTAACACGGGACAGGTATCATCTATCGTTACAGGGCACATATCTTTACACGGTTGAAGATGAATCTCATCAGATAGACCCCGGCACATTTTTCTGGTTCGACAACAAACGAACACATATGTCATATAACAATGGTGATGTTGATCGCCTGACCTTTGTTTGGGATGTTCCAAAGGGTAGGAGAAATCCATGATTGAAATTTTTGATGATATATTGAATGAACTTGATTCTTCTGTGTATGATCAGATGATTTCAAAACTACAGTGGAGTTATGTGCCTCAACCAGTAACCCCGCCTCTAATTAACCATCATTGGTATGCAAGTGGAGAAACCTTTATTGATGATATATTTGAAAGCCTTCTTAATGCAACAGAATTAAGGGGTTTGGATACAATTAAATCATCATATATTTTAGCACACACACATGGATTAGAACAACAAGCACACTATGATGCTTGTGACTTTACCATGATATATTATCCAAAACTAAATTGGCAACCTGAGTGGGGTGGTGGTACGTTAGTTGAGGATACTCTTGTGCAGTACAAACCTAATCGCTTGGTGATGTTTAGTTGTGATCAACTACATCAGGGACAACCCATTTCTAAGCAGTGTTTCGAACTTAGACCGATTGTCGTCTTCCAGTGTTATGCTGAGAGTGCAATGGTAGAGAGATTATCATGGCAGAAATAATATCACTGACAGACTTGATTGAGACTCGATTGCGTAAAGAGCAGGAGATAGAATATTATCAAGAAACCTTAGAAAGATTACAGAAAAGGATTGGTGAGCTGGGTAAGGAAGTCAGCATCACTACTCTTATTATTGATATGATTGAGAACGAAAGGGTCTTGACTTTAGATGAGAAAAAGGGTAAGATACTACTATTAGATGATACAAAGAAAGAAGAATGATGACTGAACTTGAAGAGTTGCGTGACGAAATATCAGACTTAAAATCTAAGTTTGAAGCATTTGCAGAACCTTGTGCGATTGGTCATGAGCAGTTGTGGGAATTAGTAAGGGGCTTGCAAGGATTACCTGTTCCTAATGGTGTAAATGATGTGGATTTGAGGGATTTAGTATGACTAAACGTGAAGAAAAAATTGAAAAAATTGTTAAAATGATGACTTACATTCGCCAGCGTGACTTCCGCTTTACTTTTGGTGATATAGATTTCGGGTTTGATCCTAATTGTCCAAACATGAAAAACCCAGGCAAGGGTTATAAAAACATTACCAACGATGAATATCGCAAAGCTTATAAGATTTTTCACAATTTACTAAAATCAAATCTTGTTAAAAATCTTCCGGCTGGTCATATGGAGACTGATTTTTCTAAAGGAACATATACTGGCAATTTCGGAGAGACTTGTTATTATAGGGAATGGAAAGAAGTATGAATATATTTTACCTAGATCGTGACCCCGTTATTGCTGCACAGATGATGTGTGACAAGCATGTAGTCAAGATGATACTGGAGAGCGCACAGATGCTCTCTACTGCTCATCGTGTTCTTGATGGTGATGAATATGCTGAGAAGATGGGGCTATACAAGTTGGCTCATAAGAACCATCCTAGTACTATCTGGGTTCGTTCCAGTGAGTTGAACTATCGGTGGTTGTGGGAACATTATGTTGCTCTAATGGATGAGTACACCTATCGTTATGATAAAACACATGCCACATCCAGATTGCGTGATGCTTTGGATAAAACACCAGATAACATGCCCGCTATACAACTCACTGATACTCCTTGGTCTGCTCCACCCCAATGTATGCCTGATTACTGCAAAGGTGATGATGCAGTGCTTGCTTATCAAACTTACTATATAGTTGAGAAGTCAGGTTTTGCAAAGTGGAAACGCAGAGATATACCGGAGTGGTTCAATGCAGAGAGAGAGTTATTGGGATTACATGGGGCGACGAATGCGTGAGGAAAGAGGTCAAAGATACACATATATTTCATCTACTATACTGGATGAATTGTATTGTAGAGTAAAGGCATTGGAGTATCGTGTATCCCAACATGATCAAGATATCAATGCGTTAGATTGGGAAATTCGTGGAGAAGACGGTGCTTACGAAGAACCAGAACAATTGGAGTTATCTATATAATGCCTACATATATATTTCGTGATGACAAGACGGGCGAGACTTGGGAAGATATGATGTCAAATTCTCAACGTGAAATTTATCTTAAAAACAATCCAGAAATAAATCAGGTTCCCGGCGGGTTTGCTACTGTTGGCGATCATCTTATGGGCGTTGGTCCAAAACAGGATGGTGGTATGACAGAGAATCTTCAAAGGATTGCTGAATCACATCCCGGCACCCCTCTTGCAGATCGTTATGGTAGCAGTACTACCAAACAACAAAAAACTAGAGCTGTGTTGAAAAAACATGGTGTCGTTTAGTATAAATAGAATTGATGCGGGCGAGAAATCAAACTTCAGCACTGCTGCACAGCGGCAACGGAAGCTGGGAAGTCAATCCGCCCATGCATCAGAGGGGGGTCCAATTGGAGCCCCCCTCTCCCTACTTTTAAAGGATACATAATGGCAAGCGCTAAGAAGAAGAACAAAGAGATCAACCACACCAATCTGGTGGCAGTTAAACCCATCACTGATAATCAAAAGGTAGTGTTTGAGTCGTTTAAACAAGGTAAAAACCAATTTCTATTTGGTGCTGCTGGTACAGGTAAGACCTTTAGTGCATTGTTCCTTGCAATGCAAGCAGTCATGGATTTGAAGACCAAATACGAGAAGGTAATTCTTGTTCGCTCTCTTATTCCTACACGGGAGATTGGTTTTCTGCCCGGTGATGAAGAAGACAAAGCTGCATTGTATCAGGTGCCATATCAGAACATGGTACAGTTCATGTTTGAACAACCTAATGAACAGGCATTCAATAATCTATATGACCGCCTCAAGGGTCAAGGTACTCTCTACTTTCTCTCAACCTCTTTTCTAAGGGGGTTGACATTTGATAACGCAATCATTATAGTGGATGAGTGTCAGAACATGAACTTCCACGAACTGGATACTATTGTCACCCGTGTTGGTCAAGACTCAAAGATTATGTTCTGTGGTGACTTTGATCAATCTGATTTACAGAGGACAAACGAAAAAAATGGATTACATGACTTCCTCAGAATTCTTGAGGAGATGGATGAGTTTAACTGTACTGAGTTTACTATCGGTGATATTGTCCGTAGTGGCTTCGTTCGTAGTTATCTCATTAATAAGATTAAGCTTGGGATAGGAATGGAATAATGGATTTACAAGTATTAAGAGAACAACTAGAAATAGACGAGGGTGTGAAATATGAGGTATATAATGATCATCTTGGTTATGCTACTTTTGGCGTGGGCCATTTGGTCCTTGAGTCTGACCCCGAATATGCTGATGAAATCGGAACTCCCGTCAGTGAGTCCAGAGTCATTGAAGCCTTCGAACAGGATTGCGAAAACGTCCTGTCAGACTGCAACATCCTTTATGAAGACTTTGACGATTTGCCAGAAGAAGCTCAACAAGTAATTGCCAATATGATGTTCAATATGGGGCGTCCTCGTTTGAGCAAATTTAAGGGTATGAAACGTGGTGTGGATTCCCGTGATTGGAATGCTGCCGCAGATGAGATGGTAGACAGCGGTTGGTATCGTCAGGTAACCAATCGAGCAGACAGATTAGTTGAGAGGATTCGTGCGTTAGCATAATGACATATAAAGATGGTGTTAAAAATAAGGGTTGGGCACCTAAAGGAAGGAAAAATGATAAAAAATTATCTTCCTTCGATGACTCTAGAGATTCTTATTGGACAGAGATTGCTGATCAATTTCTTAATTCTGAATTAAATAAAGATGATATTGATAAAATTGATAAAAAGTTAGGTGAATAATGTTTAATCATGTAGGGGTAGAGTTGCAACCCATAACAGCAACTAACAAGGACGGTGTGCGTCTATACGCAACACCAGAGGGTAACAAGTACCCATCAATCACAACGGTCCTATCAGTCCGTAACAAGAAGGGTCTGATGGAGTGGCGTAAGAGGGTAGGTAATGAAGTTGCCAACCATGTAGCACGAACTGCTGCTAATCGTGGCACTAAGGTTCACCACATGTGTGAGGACTACCTCAACAATATGCAGTCCAATTTTCCCAAGGAATGGGTGAAACACAAGAAGAATTTCTTACCATATTGTCTTTTTAGTCAATTAAAGTCTGTTCTGTGCAATATAGATAACATATATGCACAAGAAGCAGGGCTCTATAGTGATAAATATAAGGTAGCGGGAAGGGTTGACTGTATCGCAGAGTACAATGGTGTACCGTCTATTATAGATTTTAAAACGTCAACCAAAGAGCGTAAAGATGAATGGAATGAGAATTATTACATTCAAGGTTCTGCATATGCAGAGATGTTCGGAGAACGAACTGGCATAGAAATCTCTCAAGTAGTGATTTTAGTAGTAACAGAGGATGGAACTGTCCAAGAGTTTGTAAGAGACAAACACGAATACCTTGATGCTCTAGTGAAAACCGTTGCAGAATGGAGCAAACAGAATGAAACATCTAGTAGCAGTACTGGCAGTGTTTCTGTTAATGGGTAGCCAAACCTCAGCGCAAGAAACAATTCCAGAACCAGAAATTTTACAAGACTTACCTGATTTTGTGATGGTAAATAAACCTGTGGTATGTGGGCCTATAAAACAAGTTCTTAAAAAGATTAAAGAGTTTAATGAGGTTCCCGCAGCTGCGTGGATGGAATCAGAACACAAAACTGGTATTGGATTCTGGATAAACGAGAATACTGGAACAACTACAGTGGTAGAACTGGTGGGTAATAAAATGTGCATTCTTAGTCAAGGCATGAATGGTGTTCTAATGCCTAACGTAGAAAAAATTAAAGGAATGCCAATAAAGTACTTGACTTATTAGTCCCCGTGTGGTATATATAAGATACAATTTCAAAGAAGTAATAGGCACATACAAAAATAATGAAGATAATGATGACAGGTTGGGATGGTTATATAGGTTCTCACTTAAAACCGTATTTGGAAAATAAAGGATTTGATATAGTTCCATTTATTGGGCCTATTCGAGATTTTTCATTTTACGCAGGCATACCTGATATGGTGATACATCTAGCAGCGTTGACAGGTGTTCGTAAGTCCATTATTTCACCAGAACAATATGGTGAAGTAAACGTATGGGGTTTTCGTAAGGTTGCTCATATATGTGCATTTCTTGATACCCCACTATTGTTTGCGTCATCGTCAAATGCAAAAGAGGTGACTAATCCATATGCTCAAACCAAATTGATGAACGAACAAGAACGTCCGCCAAACTCCGTAGGATTTCGCCCTCATACAGTCTATCCTGGCCGTCCAGATATGTTGTACCAAAGGTTGTTAAAAGATGAAGTAAAATATATTAATGCAAAACACTATAGAGATTTTACTCACATAGAAGATTTGTGTTCTGCAATTCATACGATCATAAAACATTATGATACGCTTGTAGGAAGTATAGTAGATATAGGTAGTGGTGAATCTGTATCGGTATTAAAGGTTGCTGAATCAATGGGTTTTGTTGGCGAAGTTCGATATGATGATACACCATCAGAAAGAGAAACAACTTGTGCTGATATTAACACTTTAGTCAAGCTTGGGTGGAAACCAGAAAAGCAAATTTTACAATAAAGTACTTGACTTATTAGCTCCCGTGTGGTATAAATAAGATACAATTTGATGATACGAATTGAAAACTGAACTGGACGTGGGGGCAGTACCCACCGCCTCCACCATAAACATACGGAAGTCACATGCTAGATAGGTTGATTAGTTGGATTTACACACACAAACTGTTTGGAACACGTTGTCCTGATACAGTAGAAGGTTGCCCAACTTGTGATGCTTGGATTAAACACGATGACATTTTTAATTAATTCGTGTGTTTATGATGGGGGCGATATAGGATCGACAGGCTGGAATAGACGAGTGGAGAATTGTCGGATGACTCCGTTATTGGTCAAATTAGTAAATGCAAACGATAATGCAAACTATGGAGATTACGCTCTAGCAGCATAATCTTTCGGAGTTTTTTTGGGAGTTTTTTTCTTAGCAACAGGATAAAAAACTTCCACTTTATTCAAAAAAGGTCTTGACAAATAGATAATAACCTGTTATACTCTGTAAACAATGTCACTGATGATATTGTCATCATCTTGAAAGGATGAATTATAATATGACTGCAACTACTAAAAGTACGAAGACAACTAAGGTTATCACCGCTCTCGAAAACGGTAGTGAACTTACTGCGAAGCAGATCACTGCACGTTATGGCGTTAAGAACGTCCGGGCATTGATGAGTTCTCTCCGTATGCAGGGATATCCTGTGTATCTTAACAAGCGGGTTAGCACGTTTGACGGGGAAACCAAGACATACAAAAAGTATCGTCTGGGTACGCCAACCCGTGCTGTGATTGCTGCTGGTTATCGTGCTCTCGCAATGGGTGTCTGATTAACAGACTAAATACCTGACTAACGGGTGATGCCGTAATACATCCGTGAGGGGCCAATGGTTAGCCCCTCAACTTTAAAGGAGACTAAAACAAATGAAGAAACTAATTATCGGAATTGCACTTGCAACCAGTATTTCAACTGTTGCAATGGCAGGAGATAAAGCAGTTCTGCCTGCTGTATCAAATATTGATATGTCTTTTGTGACCGACACTGAACGTAACACAACGAAGGAAACAACTACCACAAAATTTGGTATTGTTGCTGGAATTAAAGGATTTGATTTATCAGTCCTACCAAAGTTCAGTTGGGATAAAGAAGAGATTTCTAATATTGAACTTGCCGCAGGGTATACATTTGATGTGAATGAATCCTTTGGTATTACGCCTTATGGTGAAGTTAATTTTGATAATGACCTTAACACAGGTGATAAAATTATCGGTGTAAAAACACGCCATAAGTTCTAAACTTAGAATAACGGGATGGAAAGTTAGGCGTGTGTCACCCGTCGCACTTAATGTAATCTAACTTTCCATTTTATTAATAAATTACAAGAGTATATAATGACACTAAACACAGCAAAAACTTTTTCAATGGAAATTGAACGTCTTGCGATAGAGAAAAATATCTCACATATGGATGCAGTACTTGATTACTGCCATCGACAAGACATTGAACCGGATACGGTAGGTAAGTTAATTTCCAAAAGTCTCAAAGAGAAAATTGAAGCAAACGCACGGGAACTAAACTTCCTACCTAAACAGGCGCAACTCCCCATATGACATATGAACTGAAAGTTCCAAACGGAACATACACGGCAAATAATTTATTTGCTCTGTTCTTCACTGTAGTCAAACATAGATTACATCATTTAATTAAAGACAGGGAGTTTATGGACTGATGAAACATCTTAGAGAAAACAACACTAACTATTTTATGCACCTTGCTCATGCGTGGGTAATGGCTATCGTTCTAATTATTCACGGGGTAATTCCCTGCATTTTAACTGATTGGGTATCGAAGCGTATCTGCAATGGAACCGATTGACGTTTATCTAATGTACTGTGCTATGAAAGCACACTTTGGTAAGGGTGACTATGACTTTGTAACATACAAAGGTAAGACCCGTATCAAGCGAGACACCTTCTATAAACGCAAGGACAGGTCGTTCTTCGTTAGATTGGCTCGCAAGTACAAGACAGAACAAGAAATTCAAAACTACTTTGTATCAAATTTCATCAAAGACAAGAAGGGGTATATTGCCAACTTCAATGATGAGAACTATGAGTCATGGAAACTGAAACGTCAGGGTTTCTTTGATCTGTTTGAGGTAGAGATGAAACCTCTCGTAGATGCGTTTGAGGATTTGTTTACAGTAACGAATGGGCAACACCCTAAATTAATGAGAGAGTTTCTAGGTGGCCGTGTGTCTCTAGAGACATTGATCATACTGGATGAGCTGGTCACGTTTGGTCCAGATTGGAATACACAATTAGAGGATGATATCATATGGATTGATTTAGATAATCTGATGAATAATTACGAAAGGTTCTTGACAATTGATCAAGAACAGTATAAGATAAGACTATTGAAACTCGTAGAGGAGTCCATTTAGATGGAAACAAGAGTAGAAGCGTTCTTTGAGGCACGGTGCCGGGAACTGGAAAACGAAGTGAAGGCAATGCAATTTGTCAACGCTGAAATGTCGGTTAAAAACGACGAATTGTCTGAGCGTGTTACCCAACTTGCTAATCGTCAACCAACTTGGCCTAAGGGTTATAAACCGCAACGGCGATTAGCCCCCAACAAGTAGATGGAATAGCTGGTATAGTTAAACGGTATAACAGTTGATTTGTAATCATCAGTTTGAGGTTCGATTCCTTGTACCAGCACCATTTTAAGGGTATATAATGGAAAATCAAATAGATTTAATTTACTATACAAGACACATGATAAAATATGTTATAAAAAGTCTTAAAGAAGATAGTGATTTTATTCCAAAAAAATATCGTGAAACAATATACAAAAACAACGCTAGAGAACTTAGGTTGAGACGACTTCTCAGGATACCATGTATTGTTGACCGCTCTTCTAAGTACCAATTTCTATTTAATACTAAGGCATTTAATCCTATGCCGCCATTTGTTTATGATGAAACTGTACCAGATTTAGAAACTTTAATGCATGAAAGATCGCAAGAATTGGTTGACACTGGAATTCCAATTCAATTTTTCTGGTCTGGTGGTATTGATTCCACAGCGGCATTGTTGATACTGTTAGAACACGTTCCAAAAGATAAACTATTAATACAATTAACACCAAGTAGTATAGATGAATGTCCTCTTCTTTGGGATCGGCTTTCTAAATTTAATCATGATATTCATAGGGAGCATAAACTTCTTTCTATATCAAAACCCTTGGATTACATTGTCTGCGATTGCGGTAGTGCTGATACATTTCATCAGGCTTGGGGTCATTACCCCAACCAACCTTTGAATAAATCTACTCCCCGACAAAAACGATTTCATTATTTGAGGTGGAGATTTGGTCTAGCGGCTCGTAATTTTCGGTTTATTATAGACTATCGGTATGACCATATACCCCATAAAAATATAATGCCGTTCTATAGTGGATATAACATTGAAAGATACTTTATTAATAAATTAATATCTGGTGAGATTACCCCCTTTACCAAATATCGCCCAAAGGTAGCACGTCTTGAGCTAGAAGAAACCGGGGGTCCATCTTATTTAACCAAAAAGATGGGACTTCGTAATATTATAGCAAAATACAATGGACTATCTGAATGGGCTTATAACAAAGGTGGTTATCTTTCATTTAGACCAAATGAATTGAATTTGTTAAAACTTATTGAGGATAAGAAAAATAATCCTCGAAATTATGTCTTACCATATCAACTATGGGGAGTCACGTCTGATGGACAATGTATTTCATCTGATAATATACACAAATTTGACCCAACACAATATATTAACCTAAAGGCAAGCAAATGAAAGTAAGAATGACATCACATTCTACGCCAGATAACATTATTGGTGTAGATGATGCACAGGAACTCATTGCATATTGTGCGAGAGTATCTAATCCCGGTAACCAGAACAACAAGGATACCAGCGAGAAACTTATTAAGTACCTGATCAAGCATCAGCACTGGTCACCCCTAGAGATGGTTAGTGCGTGTCTTGAGATTGAGACAACGAGAGACATTGCTCGTCAGATTCTACGTCATCGTTCATTCTCATTCCAAGAGTTCAGTCAACGGTATGCAGACCCTACCAAGGATTTGTCTTTTGTTACCCGTGAAGCTCGTCTACAGGATGATAAGAACCGGCAGAATAGTGTTGAGGTTGATGATGAGAGACTTATGTTTGATTGGGAAATGTATCAACAGGTGGTTATCAATCATGCAAAAGATGCTTATGAGTGGGCAATCTCCAAGGGTATTGCAAAGGAACAAGCAAGGGCGGTACTACCAGAAGGTAACACACTATCCCGCCTATACATGAATGGTACGCTGCGCTCATGGGTACACTACATTGACCTACGGAGTGCGAATGGTACTCAGAAGGAACATCAAGAAGTTGCGATTGCATGTGCCCATGAGATCGCAAAGATTTTTCCGTTGATGAGTGAACTATGAAACATGTTGTTCTTGGTAATGGTGAGTCACGCAAGTGGTTCAGTGGAGATGTCTGTCTTGACATGGATGCTATCACATGGGGTTGCAATGCAATCTATCGTGATGTGATGGTGGACAATCTTGTTGCAGTTGACTATGGTATGCAGCAGGAAATTTACGAATCTAACGATTGGAGAGATATCCATTGTCACTTTGCAAATTGGTCAGTCCTTCCTGCTAGTGTAGCAGATATGATGTTCATGGGTTATGATATACCAGAGACATTCATACACAAAAGTAAAATCAAGACTGATAATTGTGTGGTGTCGGGTAAAGACCCTATGACACTTCATGAGAGGATTGAGGCTGCAATTCAGATGCATCCAGATTTGGATATGAAAGACCTTCGCATGAAGATGGAGAAGGATGTTGGAGTCTGGATCACATATGTGAATGAGGATGACAACATAAATAACATTGACTTTCCGATTGGATGGTCAACGGGTAACACCGCAATTCATCTGGCTTGTCAGTCAGGTGCAACAGAGATTTATGTATTGGGGTTTGACCTATCGTCATATGACGAGCCGTTGAACAACATATATAAAGGGACAGATAATTATCTGCCCAGTGATGCAAAAGGTTTCAATTCAGTGAATTGGAAGAACCAGATGCAAACTGTTTTTAGAGAGTTCAAGGATGTTCAGTTTTCTTGGGTAGATGCTAAAGAGCAATTTATTCAAGAAAATAATCTAAGTTACTTGACAAAGGCAGAATTTTGTGATAAAGTACATATCTAAACATACGAAAACATATATTAACATAAGGAGAATACATATGTCGTTAAGTACACTAAAGAAGTCTAATTCGTTAGACAAACTGCTTGGTGCAGTACAATCAGAGAACGCCCCACAAGAGAAGAAGTCATATAAGGATGATCGACTGTGGAAACCTGTGGTAGATAAGACGGGTAACGGTTATGCTGTCCTTCGTTTTCTACCAGCAGTTGATGGTGAAGACCTTCCTTGGGCAAAGGTCTGGAACCATGCGTTTCAAGGCCCCACTGGTCAGTGGTATATTGAGAACTCTCTCACTACCATTGGACAGAATGATCCCGTATCAGAGATGAACTCTGCATATTGGAACTCTGGTGTTGAGTCTGACAAGGAGATTGCTCGCCGTCAGAAGCGTAAGTTGCAGTACTTCGCCAACGTCCTTGTTGTTGAAGACTCTTCCAATCCTCAGAATGAGGGCAAGGTTATGCTCTATCGCTTTGGTAAGAAAATCTTTGACAAGTGCATGGAAGCAATGCAACCAGCATTCAAGGATGAAGTTGCTGTCAACCCCTTTGACTTCTGGGCTGGTGCGAACTTCAAGTTGAAGATTCGCAAGGTAGACGGATATTGGAACTATGATAAGTCAGAGTTCGAAGCGCCATCTGCTTTGTTTGATGATGATGACAAGCTTGAAGAAATTTGGAAGAAGCAGTATCCTCTGTCAGAGTTTACCTCTGAAACTAACTTCAAGTCCTACGATGAACTAAAGAAGCGTTTGGATACGGTTCTTGCAGGGACTACTACGGTAGGAACTGCTGCAGCGGTTATGGAAGATGCACCGTGGGTTGAACCCAAGGTGGATACGAAACCTACTCCAGCGCCTACTGTTGATAATGGTGATGATGAGGACACTATGTCCTACTTTGAAAAGTTGGCAAAAGAGTAAGAAACTGGGGGGTCTTTTGACCCCCCTTTTTTTATAAACCTTTTATTAACCACCGCCGCCTCGGTTTAGACTATAGTACTTATTCATTTCGAGGCTATTACGACCACTATGACCTGTAGTGTTGACAACTGATTTTTGACTTGCATCAGTATTATAAGTATATCCACCACCAGTAATGGGCGGTGCCTTAGCGTTCCTAGCTATTTCGTCTTTCTTCAGTTCATCAATTTTACTACCTTTGCCAAGATTTTTAATTTTATCCTTATCTTCACCCTTGAATGCGCCCATATCTCTGGCGAGCGACGTACCACTGAGGGCAAGAGATGCCGCAGTCCCGAAAACCGGCACTAGTCCCGCCAGGCCCGCTCCGTACTCCAATGCAGCGCCTACATAGTCACCTTTCATAGCTTTCTTGGTGCCGGTATATAGTCCCAGCAGTAGTCCAAAACCCGGAACAGCTTTAAGTGTACTCTTCAGCGCTCCTTTAGCGACACCCTTTGCGACACTTTTTACACCCATCGATTTTACCACTGCGGCAGTGGCCTTTGTAGTACCTTCGGCGGCTGCTGGAAGTGTGTTCTTTGCTAATTTGGCTGCCTGCTGCATTGCAATATATGCTTGATTTGGCTTACCTTTTGCAGTTAATTCATAAACCGTCTTGCCTGCTTTACTTACCATAGACCCGCCACGTTTCGCAAGTGCTTCAGTAGTCTCTTTTGCTGCCAATGCAAGTGCAGCAACCTTCGCAAGTTTTGCAGCCTTCGCAGCTTCCGCCGTTTTCTTTGTAAGTGCTGCGGCAGTAGTTTTCCTTAGTGCTGCCGCAGCTGCCTTTTCAGCAGCCTTTGCCGCTTTGAGTGCCTCCGCAGCTGCTTTCTGGGATGCCTTTGCAGCTGCCTTTGCAGCCACTGCTCGAGCAGTTTTCTCTTTTGCAATTTTTTCTGCTGCTTCTTGCGCTACTTTTGCGGTCAATTTTTTTGCAGCTGCTGCGCTGGCTGCTGCCGCAACTTTTGATGCCGCTGCAGCGGCCTTTGCGGCTTTTGCTGCTGGTGCGCCACTTATTCCCAGCATTTTTCCTAGTAATTTAAATGTACCTTTTATTGCTGCAAAACCTAGTGTCAATGGTAACAATATTAACTTTATTGCTGCTTTACCAGTCCATTTAGCGGTAAGTAGCCCAAGCCTGATCAGGAACGATCCTGTGGGAGCAAAAATTTCAGCAAGTTTAGTAAACCCTGCACCTACTCCACCTTTTTCTCCAAAGAATGCATCATAAAGTTCTTTTGCTTTTGGAATTATTACTTCACTGATATATTTTGATAACTTCTTGAAGGTATCACTTTTCAGAAATAATCCAAGTGCAATCAATAACCCACCAATCGCAAGAGTAGAAAGAAGTGCTTTTGCACCACCTATTAACACCTTCTTACTATTCGCCCACATTCCAGCGATGCCCGCCCCAATTTTATCAAGCCGGTCGCCATTCTTCTTTGCATCAGCCCGCATATCTTCTCTTATTTGTTTTTTAGCAGCAGGAGTCTCTGCATCTGCAAGGCGTTGTTTAAAGTCTTCTTTTCGTGCCTCAAAACTCAGTTTAGAATATTCTTTATTGTCCTCTGCAATCTTACCCTGATCTTCCAGTTGTTTTTTCATTGCAACTGCCTGACCAGCAGATGATTGTTGCCATTCCGCAGTTGCCTCTGCCTTCTCAGCAGTGATCTGCATATTCAAGTTTAGTTCATCAAGAGCATTTTGAGCCTCTGCTTTTTCTTTTGTTGGTCCAAGACTTGAATTTATTTGTTTTATAAGCTCTTTATGTTGTTCTTGATTTGCTTTGAGTTCAGCCGCCGCACCATCCTTGATGGCGGCCGCAGTTTTAGCATTCTCCCTTGCAAGTTTTTGTTGGACGCCTGCAAGGTTACTGAAACTTTTTTCTAACTCTGACGCAAGAGATTGATTCTCCTTTGCAGCTTTGGCTGCTGCAATTTTTTCAACAGCATTTACTAAATCTTTAGCATTATCTTTATCGGCCATGACTTATTCCTTATTTCTTTTTCGTAAGTGCTTGTGCGCCAAAGAACGCTGCGACGATACCAGCAACCGCAATGAAGTATACTCCCGCCATATCACCAAGAATCTTAGCTGCTTGATCCATATTGAAGACTGTTGCAAGGACTACGATAACAGGATATAACAACATACCACCAAGTGAGTACCATGCCATTGTACGTTGTGCATCACGCATTGCATCAGCATCCTCAAGTTCTTTGCGTTTGAATTCCAAGAACATATCATGTTCTTCTTTGGATACATCACCATCACCATTCGTATCTGCTGGATGGTAACTTGATTTTCTGATTTCTTCTTCGCTCATTTGACTAGCTCCTGTTTTTTCTTTCTTGTTTTTCGTACTCCGCTTTCTCTTCCTCTAAATGGTGTACCAATAAACCAGAATATATTTCTCTCTCCCACGGTATCATATTCTCCAATTCAGTCAAACTCCAATTGTGATGCTGTATCATTGCAAAATTTTGTTTATAATAATTCTCCACAGAGTCATGAGACAGCCCTATTCTAAAAAACTTTCAAGCCCCTCCAGCAATACTTCACTCTTTACCTTTGTCTTCGGGTTGGTAACATCAATAACGTGTCGCAATTTTGGCATTGTTTCAAAAAACTTCATCACATTTTCTAACTGCTCTGTGTTAAACGAATCAATAAATTCTGTAATTTCATCCTGTGTCATATCAATTCTGGTGATTATTTCCTCTCCATTAACAACACTGTCGATACATTCATAAACCATAATCATAGACTGTTCGAATTCACCAAAATTATCATTTAACCCTTTAAGGTCTTTCAGTCGTGGATATCTTAAATTCAATTTGATATCTTTTGTGATTTCAATTTCTTGTGAGTGTTCTACAGTACGTTGTACCTGAATTTCGTCTAGGTTAATTTTAACCTCAACCGTAGTTTCCTCATCATCTGGGCATATAACACTTAGCGTCACAACAGCACCAGAAGATTTTGATCTTATTTGTAAAAACACATATTCGACATCAAACATTGGAACATTATTAACATCCAAAGCACCAAAGGTGCAAGCATGTATCAAATTCGCCATAGCATCAGTTATTTCTTGTTCATCATTAGATTCTTGAGCAATCATCAAAATCTTTTGCTCTTTGACCAAGAATGGCCTAAATTTAATTTCCTCCTGTGTTGATGGTAGTGTTAGTGTGTACTCCGAAGTTTGTAGTTTAGGTAACGCCATAATGTTTCATCCTTTATCATAATCTGCTTAACCGAGTCTGCTTAACACTTTCGGTATGTTCGCATTAATTGTTCGTTCTGCACCTGTAATTACTGTATCAAGAACCTTCTCCATAAGGTTAGGTGGTTGGTTAGTGATGTCAAGTGTTTCCCAGTATCTATACTGCATGGTAATGGGTATTTTTATAATATCACTAGCTGGACCCGCATCAAAAGATGATGGACCAATCTCTTTTGGGAAACACTCCATAAGTTTAATTCCGTAACGGCGAGTATTTTTTACGTCAAGGACATAGATTTCAATTTCTTTAATGTAATCCCTATAGTACTTGACATTCCACGTTCCCTTGTCCCATGCCATCTCTTGCCAACTCTCAAAGAATACTCTTTCCTCTAGGTCACTACTTGCTTGGAAGGTCATTGAGAGTGTACCACCAAATGTAATACCGTCAACAATCTCTGGGGCAATACCATACATGTTGCTGTCTACTGACGTATTAAGAGCTCTCCCCGGCAGATCAAGAGCTTCACATCGCATAGAAACCTTTCGAGCATCTCCCGCAGCAGGGGATGTTATAATAACCTCATACCGGCTTGGTAGTGCATATCCATTATCACTATGGAACTCTGATAGGAAATTATTAATCACACCAAATGCGGTTGATTCTACAAAATTTGCTAGTGTAGCCATTAGATCATTCCCCTCGAATCTGCCCATACCTCTGATGCTTTTGCTTTCTTAAACCTCTGTACAGGTAGGAGAGTTGCGATTGTAAATTCATCTGCATCAATCCTACGAAACTGTGACTTGGTTTGACCAGCAAGGTATTTGTGTATGGTTGGTTTGATAAGTTTTACGCTTTTTAATTTCTGATAATCAACAATAAGTTTTGTTGTATAATCAAATGCGGTATTGTTTGAATAATCTACCAAACGATCAAGCAACTTAATTCTCAGGGGAATTGGTAGATAGTGAAGATTGATACCCAGAAACCCGTCTGAATACATTTCTAGTGGCAGTACCAGTGGGAATGTGTCATAGTATGGTAGGGTCTTCTTGAACTTTGGGTCATACATAAACATGTTCAACTTACCATAGAACGGCTTGTTGTTCCTCTTACCATCCCGTATGAGGTCAAGTGAACTTGGTGTACCAAATTCTTTGATCTTTTCTCTATACCAAGCAGTAGATTTTGGGCGACCCTTTGCCTCATCCTTAACTGCTTGCATGTATTTACTAATTGCCATATGTCTATTTATACGAAATACCCAGATGATCTTCAGTTAAAATCTTGAACTCCATACCATTATCTGCACACCATTCTGTTGCATATCGCCACTTAGCATCGTTCACACCATAGGTTATAACCTCATTCATCCATCGTCTGGTTCGCCTCTTGGGTTCCTTGGGTGGTTTGCACTGCACCTTTGGTTTAACCTCAATTACCATCTTCTTAATCGCACCATCAGCCTGTTTGACCTTGATATAGAAATCTGGAAAGTATCTGTGCATACGGCCATCTTTAGGTGATAAATAGGGTATAATGATCTCTTCACTACCCCATTCAATTATGGATTTGCTGTTATCACAGTATACCATAAACTTACGTTCCCAGAGAGAACGATAAACTATGTTCTGTGAATTACCCTTATATTTTTCGGGTTTGGTTGGTGTGTATCGACCTTTGTATGACATCTTATAAATAGTTCCACTAGAGTAATAAGGATATTTAGACATGGCATTAAGAGACGCTTTCGTAAACATCGCAAAGAACGCAGCAGCTAGTGCTGCAACAGGTTTTGTTAGTGGAGTTGCTAGTAGTCTAAGGTCGGGGTTGGGTGGTTCATCCTCTAGTTCTGGGTCTAGTCCTCTACAAACTAATTTTAATCCAGAACCATCAATTCTTCTGTATCCCTCTGATGTTGGTACTAACATGCACCAAGCAAGTTATATCCTGTTTGCTCGTCATTCTGTGTCGGGTGCAAAGGTTAAACCAGCAAAACATGCACCAAAAGTTACTTGGCATCAAGCCCTTGCTACCCTCCCCAACGGCGTACATCAAGAAGCTGTTCGAAAAAAACAAGCAAAAATGCAAGACGAAGCAGATGGAGCAGCTGCTCAGTCTCAAGCCACGGGTGGTGCTGGACCTAATGGCACAAGTAGATCACTACTATTGCAACGCAGGAATGTTCAAAGAACTGGAACCGCTATCGGATTGTATATGCCACCTTCTGTCAATGTCAGTTACAATATGGATTACAGTGAGGGTGAGATTGGTGTGATGGGTGAAGCGCTCTATGGGTTGTTTAAGGATTATCAAGAAGGAACACTTGGATTTGACTCATTTTCTAAACAAGCTGGTCTGATGGGAACAGGTCTTGAAAAACTGGGTGTGGGTATGATTGACAAAGTTATTCCCGGCGCAAAGGATTTGTATGCAATTGAACAGGGTGCAATTATTACACCCAGAACAGAGATGATGTTTAGGGGCACTGGTAGAAGGTCATTTTCTTTTTCTTTCACATTCATTCCAAAAGACAGGACAGAAACAAAAATAGTTCATGACATCATAAAAGAGTTTAAAGTTGGTATGTCTCCCACATTTAAAACTTCAGGCAGCACAAGAGAGATGACCATTCCTGATGTATTCTCAATTCAATACATGCATATAAATTCACAGAATCAATACATCAATAAAATTGGTAAATGTTATTTAAAGACAATGGATGTATCGTATGGTGGGGACAAGTTTGTAACATATAATGAAGATATGCTTGCTGAACTTGATGGCGTAGCCCCGCAGAAAACAACCATTAGTCTATCCTTTCAAGAACTGGAAATCATGGATAGAACTCTTGTAGAGGCTGGGTACTAAGATGTATTTTTCCCAATTCCCAGTAATTTACTATGACGCTGTTGGTAATGGTGATCCCAAGGTAGTCACACATCTACTCAAACGTGTTGCATTACACAGTAAAGCAAGTGAAACCGTATCTCTATTTGACACCTATGATGTTAGGAATGGCGAGACACCTGAGATGATTGCACATAAGTATTATGATGATGCAGAGTATCATTGGGTGATCCTATTGGTCAATAACATCACAGACAGGTATCACCAGTGGCCCATGAACACTAGACAGTTTCTTGCACATCTTGCTGAGAGGTATGACAATGTAAATGCAACACACCACTATGAAATTAATCAGGTGTCGGGTGACATCACAAAAAAGATAGATATCGGTCTTACCAATATAGACACTGATGGTAACACTATTGCAGATGCAACACTGGTCACAAATAGAGAATATGAAGAAGAAAAGCAGGACGTACTCAGGAAGATACGATTGTTGGACCCAGAATATTTGGAACAGTTTGTAGAGGAATTTGAGGCATTGGTTTCTAATACAGAGGATTAGTTGAGTGGCACAAACAGAACTTAAAAGTGGTGGTGAGTTTAACATTATCCAATGTGATTTGGTTTTGACTACAGGCAAGGTAGTTGGACTCAAGGCGTCTATTATGGGACTTACAATATTTGAGGGAATAGACCAACTTACCGTAACAGGGACTATGACAATCCAAGATGCTTTCAACCTAGCATCCTTCGGTCCTATCATTGGACAAGAATACCTTAGACTCAAAATTGCAACACCAAATTTAAAGGGTGGTGAGAATACAATTGACTACTCATCAAAACCATTCGTGGTTACAAGTATTGATGATAGGGTTGACATTGGTAATGGCGTTCAAGCCACCACTTTGACATTCTGTTCAAGAGAATTTGTGATCAATCAAAGAGCCAGAGTTAGAAGAACACTAGTAGGATCATATTCAGATATCGTTCAAACGATGGTAGAAACTGACCTAGACAGCGATAAAAAATTGTACTCTGAACCTAGTGCTGACAAGAAAAAGATAATTGCACCAAATGTAAAACCTCTTGATGTCATAGATATCGCAACGAAGAATGCTGTATCAGAGAAATTCAATCAATCAACATATTTCTTCTGGGAAAGTACCTCTGGGTTCAATTTCAGAACTCTTGGGAATATGTACGCTCAAACACCTGTCATGTCATATTTAAGCAGTACAGCAGGAACACGAACGAAAGATGGTGTAAGAGATATCTTGGCAGAGTTGTCTGCGATTGAAAGTTACAGAATAACCGGCTCCCCCGACACCGTGTGGAATTATGCAACAGGTATATTTTCGTCTGAATTGATCGTCCACGATATCATATCTAAAAGTTACCAAAAACATATATATAATTACAGTGACAATTTTTCAGAGGAGCAACACCTTGGAACAAAACCCCTTGCAACCAATGACCCTGATGGAATCAGTGTATCATCCTTTCCATCCAAACAGTATCTAAAACCTACTGTGGGTGTTGGTACAGATCAGAGTTTTAATGATGAATTTTACCAGTATTCATATGGATCAAACAAGTTGGAATTAATGCAGGCAAGAAATTCACAATTGTCAATGATGGAATCAGCACTACAGTTGAGTATCGATGTTGTCGGTACTACTGTTGTCAAAGCTGGAGACATTGTAGAGATTACAATACCTAGTGTCGCTGCCGTCAAGACTACCAAAAACGAAACAGAAGATATGATGTATAACGGTAATTTCCTTATCAGGTCTTTACGGCATGATTTTGATATCTCTAACAGCAAACACAGAATGTCCATGAACGTCACTAAAGACGCCATGAGTAAATAACATAAGGAGAAGTCCATTTCTAACACCTCTATATCCACACATCAACAGCGAAAGGAACTAAAAATGGCTAAGTCCAAGAACCGCATTAAGAAGATGACATTCCAAACACAAGAGCGCACATTAGATTGCACTCCACTTTCAGATGATGATAAATATATTATAGAGATGTCAGGATATGGGAAAAACGAAAACCACACGCAAAATAAAGACATTCATCGAACTATAGGAAGGTCCACAAGACCCCAATATATTTAAATCATTATTCCTTGCAGGTGGGCCGGGCAGCGGTAAATCATACGTTGTCCGGTACTCCATAAAACTTTAAAAATAGCTCATTTTTTCCTTGACAAACCCTGATCTATGGTCTATACTGAGGTATACACTGAGAAAAAGGAAGACAGATGATACTGACCCTCAAAGGACTTACTGGCCACGGTAAGAACCGAATCAACGAACACGGAGACAAGTGGGAAGTCCTAAAGCTTCCCCCCGGCGTTCTGGGTATGGACCCCACACCCTCATTACCCCCCATAAAATCACTGAAAACAGGTGAATGGCGTTGGTTAGATGGTGTGAATTTTTCTTGGATTCCTGAGCGATTTTAGTTGACAGATTCTATTTCGTGTGGTATACTTAGGTATAATCAGAAATCAAGAGGTTACAAATGGTTGACAGAATTACGATGAACAAGGGCGTTACTCTTGGATATGGTAATCTAGACGATCTAGAACTCGTTGGTCGTGCCTTTGGGTACGATATCTACATTGATAAAGAAAGCACATATTGTGATATTTGGGTCTATGACCGCAATGTGACCAAACGGTGCCGCCGTTCTGTGACATATGATGATGGTCTGATGGAATCTCGTTATCGCATCGCTGCGAAGGTAGAGATGAGTAAAGAACGTGGCGCATGGCATATTGACATGTTAAGTGTCGATAGCCGGTACAAGGGTAATAACCTTGCCATCAAGATTTACAAGTTCCTCA